GTTATGATACTGATGTAAACCAATTTCAATTATGTCTAAAGGATTTACTGTAAAAGCAAAGGCGCCCGTCAAGCCTCAAACTGACGAATGGGATTATGATTTGGCAAGAGAAATGATTCGTGGAAAGACAGTTGTATTCTGTCTTCCTGGGCGTGGCGTTTCATACACATACCTGAAAAATTTTGTGCAACTCTGTTTTGATCTTGTGCAGTCTGGTGCAAGTATTCAGATTTCACAAGACTATTCTTCCATGGTTAACTTCGCACGCTGCAAATGCCTTGGTGCCAATGTATTAGCAGGACCCGATCAACTTCCATGGCAAGGAAATCTGAAGTATGATTATCAGTTGTGGATTGATAGCGATATCGTTTTTAATACTCAACAGTTTTGGCAACTGATTCTGATGGATAAAGATATTGCCGCTGGATGGTATTGCACAGAAGATGGTATGACCACTTCAGTTGCTCACTGGTTGGAAGAAGATGATTTCCGCAAAAATGGCGGTGTGATGAATCACGAAACTCTTGAAAGTATTTCAAAGCGTCGTAAACCATTCACCGTTGATTATACCGGATTCGGATGGCTTCTGATCAAGCACGGTGTGTTTGAACATCCTGAAATGAAGTATCCTTGGTTTGCACCTAAAATGCAAGTCTTCGAATCCGGAGAAGTGCAAGATATGTGCGGAGAAGATGTTTCATTCTGTCTGGATGCCAAAGAGTCTGGATTTGAAATCTGGTGCGATCCTCGTATTCGCGTCGGGCATGAAAAAACTCGTATTATCTGATGACTAAGTATAATATTCTTGTAAAAGGAAGAAAAATCTATTCAGAACTTTCTGAAGAAGAATATTTTGATATTATGGAGGATCTGTCATCTCAATTCTATGAGACCGGTTCTCCAGAACCAACTGATATTGATACCGAATTAATAGGAGAATAATTATGGCAACTAAAAAATCATTGAGCGGTGCTAAATTAATTGAATCCCGCCCAAAGAATACTCGTCAAGGTGATGGTGCAAATACAAAATATGCTGCAACCTCACGTAATAAAGCAAGAAAAGCTTATAGAGGTCAAGGAAGGTAATTCTTCATGATTCAATTGAATCCTCAAATACCCGTTCTCACCCCGAAGGGGAAAGGATGGGCATTTTTTTTTAATTGATCGTTCACAGGAACACGACCTAGAATGGGTGGTATTCTTAGATGATGGCGGATATTGTTGGACTTTTCAGAATTCTGAGATCAGAATACAGAAAAATCTAACATTTGCACGCAAAAACATTGTAGGATTCGGAAGTTTTATGGAATAAACTCTTCATTCTTTAAGATTTTTGTGTTTTTGAGCGATTTTATGGCGAATTTTGAGCTTTATATACCTTTTTCTCGTCTTGAATAGAAATAAAAAAACAAATCGCGTCACTCTCGTCTTGAAGAAAGGCAAAAAAACCAACAAAATTTTGAAACTAAATAGATTTTCGGAGATAATTTTGAGGATTAATGTGAATTGGAAAAATTTTCAATGGGTAATCATATCTTATTAGAGATTTATGCTGTCAACTATGAATTATTAAATGATGTTCAATCCCTTTTGGAGGTTATGAAGAGGGGAATTGAACGTGCTCAGATGGAAATTTTGAATATTTTCACTCATCAATTCACTCCACAAGGTGTTACGATTGTAATTGCACTTTCGGAAAGTCATGTTTCATGTCATACATGGCCCGAAAAAGGATGTATTGCCATTGATGTCTATACTTGCGGCGGTGGAAATCCCAAATTAATTGCATTAGAGTTATTAAAATATTTTAATTCGGATCATTATAATCTCAGACATTTAGATCGTTAAATAATTACAAGGAGATAGCAACCTCCTTTATAAAAGTTCTGTTTTTTCACAAAAACAGGAGCTAAAATGTCAAATCTAAAAGTTGATAGAGACAAAGAATATATGAGACAAATGTGGGGAACCACAAAACTTGCGACTGATTACACTACAGAACAAAAAGTTTTGCAAGAAATTATGCATGATCATGCCCCAATGCATGATTTAAAAAAACAAACTGATCTTCATGAAAAAATTCGTAATGACGAAGATTATGATGATTGGGAATACGGCACTGAACCATCCTATGGTTCCTCATGGAAATAGGCATAAATAACTGAAGAAATTTGTTTCAGAATGGCAGTACAAAGGATATCTAGATCATTTAAAGATATTAGTTTATCCTTTGTACCTCATCCAGTTACAAAGGATTTACCAGTCATAACAAATGAAAATGCAATCATAAGATCTGTTAGAAATCTTGTAGAGACAATACCAACAGAAAGATTTTTTAATTCTTTACTTGGGTCTGATGTGGTTTCTCTTCTTTTTGATTTTGTTGATTATGGTACTGCTTCTGCAATTAAGACTCAAATTGAAACCGTAATTCGTAATTATGAGCAAAGAGTCAATAATGTCGTAGTTGGAGTGAATCCACAACCAGATCAAAATAATTTTGAAGTCATTATTTCATTTGATATTATTGGGCAACAAATCCCAACACAACAATTTACATTCTTACTAGAGGCAACAAGATAAAATGCCTTTTACAAAGTTTACGAATTTAGATTTTGATCAAATCAAAACTTCAATCAAAGATTATCTCCGTGCAAATTCTAATTTCACGGATTTTGATTTTGAAGGATCAAATTTTTCTATCTTAATCGATACATTAGCATATAACACTTATATTACGGCGTTTAACTCTAATATGATTGTAAACGAATCCTTTTTGGATTCGGCAACTCTTAGAGAAAATGTCGTTTCTTTGGCGAGAAATATTGGATATGTTCCTCGCTCAAACCAGGCATCGCAAGCAAATATATCTTTTTCTGTCGCTACAAGTAGCACAAGCCCCACACTTACTTTAAATCCTGGTCTCGTTTGTACAGGAACATCTTCAAATGGTTCTTATGTTTTCTCAACAAAAGAGAGCATTACCGTTCCAATTGTATCTGGTGTTGCAAATTTTAATAATATTACTGTATATGAGGGCACATATTTAACTCAAGTATTTACATATGATGGATCACTTGATCAACGATTTATTTTATCCAATCAAGGAATTGATACTTCAACTTTGATGGTTTATGTAAAAGGAACTGCGGATACTGGATTGGGTCTTGAGTATTCTTTAGTTGATAATATTCTTAATGTTGATTCTCAATCTGAGATTTATTTAATTCAAGAAGTTCAAGACGAAGAATATCAAATCTTTTTTGGTGATGGTGTATTTGGCAAAGAACTTGATAATGGTGCAATCATTACCACATCATATATTGTCACAAATGGATTGGATGGAAATGGTGCCGCTAATTTCACATTCGCAGGAAGTTTGAGTGATATTAATGGAGTTCCAGTTATTCCAAATGGAAATGTTACAATTGTTACGAATACTCCCTCAATAAATGGTGCAGATATTGAATCAATTGATTCAATTAAATATTTTTCACCTAAAGTATATTCTGCTCAAAACAGAGTAGTCACTGCTCGTGATTATGAAGCAATTATTCCTAGAATTTATCCAAATGCGGAATCAGTTTCAATTGTTGGTGGTGAAGAATTAAATCCACCACAATATGGAGTTGTGCAAATTAGTATTAAACCTAAGAATGGAGTTTATGTATCAGACTTTGATAAGACAAATATATTAAATCAATTAAAACAATATAGTCTATCTGGAATTAGACAAACAATTGTAGATTTACAATTGCTGAATATTGAAGTTGAATCTTATGTTTATTACACAAATTCTCAAGTAAGTTCAGTCAATAACTTAAAGAATGCTGTTATTTCTTCTTTAAATACTTATGGAAATTCAATTGATCTGAATAAATTTGGTGGTAGATTTAAATATAGTAAGGTATTGCAAATTATAGATAACACTGATGCTTCGATTACTTCAAATATTACCAGAGTCAGAATTAGAAGAGATTTAGTCGCATCTACAAATAGATTAGCTCAATATGAGTTGTGTTATGGAAATGCTTTTCATATTGACCCTAAAGGATATAATATTAAATCAACAGGATTTTATATTTCATCAGAACAAAATATGGTATATTTTACAGATATGCCAAATAAAAATTCATTAGGGAATTTAGATGGGAGTGGAAAAGGAATTATTTTAATTGTAAAACCCAATCCTAATGTTGGAATAAATACAACTTCTTCCCCATACACAGTAGTCGTGGCAAATGCGGGCACAATTAATTATTATACTGGAGAAATTTTATTAAATCCTGTTTATATAACTTCGACCATGTTGGAAAACAATGTAATAGAAGTTCAGGCATATCCAGAATCAAATGATGTTGTTGGATTGAATAATCTCTACATTTATTTTGATCTTTCAAAAAGTGAAATAAATATGGTTAAAGATACTATTTCATCTGGCGACAATATTTCTGGATCCACATTTAATAGTATCTCAAGTTATTCAGATGTAGAAAACGGGCAATTAACGAGGATAGTATAATATGATACAGACTGGATTTGAAACAAGAGTTAAAGTTCAGGATATAATTCAAAGCCAACTTCCAGAATTTATACTACAAGAAAGTCCTTTAACATCAGATTTCTTAAAGCAGTATTATACTTCTCAGGAATATCAGAGTGGACCAGTTGATATTGCTGAAAATTTAGATCAATATTTAAAGTTAGATAATTTAACACCAGAAGTTGTAGTTGATAATACTTATCTTTCTGTTGGTATTACATCTACAGATTCTACGATTATAGTTAATAACACAAAGGGATATCCACAGTCTTATGGTCTATTAAAAATTGATGATGAAATTATTACCTATACTGGAATAACAACAAATTCCTTTACTGGTTGTATTAGGGGATTTAGTGGAATTACTAGTTATCATAATTCATCAGATCCAGAAGAACTTGTTTTTTCTACTTCTAATCAATCATCACATACAGCAAATTCTTCTGTATCTAATTTAAGTGTATTATTTTTAAAAGAATTTTATAAGAAATTTAAATATACTTTTACTCCAGGATTAGAAAATAGTGATTTTAATTCTAATTTAAATATTGGAAATTTTATTAAAAGTGCAAAATCATTTTACCAATCTAAAGGAACAAAAGAATCATTCAGAATTTTATTTAATGTTCTTTATGGAGTTACTCCAACTGTTGTAAATTTAAGTGATTCATTAATAAGACCATCATCTGCAGAATACTTAAGAACAGAAGAAATAGTAGTAGAGGTAATATCAGGTAATGCAAATAAATTAATTGGGCAAACAATTACTAAATCTGATGATCCAAATACATATGCTTCAGTATCTCAAGCAGAACCATTTACAATAAATCAAAAACTTTATTATAAAATTTCACTTTTTGTTGGTTATAATGATACTTCTGCAATTGTAGGCACCTTTACTATCCCTGGAAAAACAAAAGTTATTGAACAAACTTTACCAGGATCTTCCGTTATTACAGTAGATACTACGATTGGATTCCCACAATCAGGAAATCTTATTTGTGGAATTAATAGTATAACTTATACTAATAAAAGTGTAAATCAATTTTATGGATGTTCAGGAATTACAGCAACTATTAATCCTACAGATGATATAAGAGTAAATGAAACTGTTTTTGGATATGAAGATGGAGATATCACTAAACCAGTATATTTGAGAATTACTGGAGTAATATCTGACTTTACTTCATTATTAAACAATTATAGTATAGATGAAGGTGACATAATATCAGTAGATTATCTTGGAGAAATTATAAAAAATTCAACTACAAATAATTCATATAAAGAAATATTTGCAAACTCTTGGATTTATAATACCAGTTCAAGATATCAAGTAAATGCAATTGGTAATAATGGTAGTACTTTTACATTATCAAGTCCAATTGATAAATCTAGTCTTAAAATTGGAGATAAAATTGATATTTTAATAAAAGGAACTCAAACAATTGTATCTTCAACTTCAAATCCCCCGAGTATTAGTGCTATAAATGTAAACAATAATCAAGTAAATATAAGCAATATTGGTTTTACACCAAGTTCAAATGTAAATTATGATATAAGAAGAAGATTAAATAAAGCTTCCAGTAGTGGAACTCCCATTGGATTTGGAAATTCAATTACTTCAGATATTCAAAATCTTTATGTTGATGATGGTACCAATTATGCTTATGTTGCAGCAAATGGTCTTCCTTCATATAATATAAATCAAAATTTAATCAGTGCTTCAATACCAAGTGCTTCTGGAAACTATATTCAAAATCAAAATTCATTCAATAACTTATACTCTGTTATTTCATTCAGTAATCCAGTTCCGTTTATAACTGGAGATTGGGTTTATTATTATCCAAGTTCAACTCTTATTCCAGGATTGACTCAAGGAAATTATTATGTTGAAGTATTATCTAATAAAAATCAAATTAGACTGTATACTTCAAGATCATTTATTGGATCTGGTGGAAATTATGTAGAATTTGGAAATCTTTCATCAGGATCTGGGGCACAGAATTTCCTTTTAAATACTAATTCAAATAATACTTATATTTCTCCACAACTTTTACTTAAAAAATTCCCCTTAACTCAAAATATTCAAAGTGGTTTAGGTCAAAAAACTAATCCTGGATCAATTGGAATTTTAATTAATGGTGTTGAAATTCAAAACTATAAGTCAAATGATAAAATTTACTATGGGCCTTTAAATTCAATTAAAGTATTAAATGGTGGAAGTAATTATGATGTAATTAATCCTCCTCAATTATCTGTAAGTTCTGGTGCAGGAACAACTGCTCTTGTTCAACCAGTCGTAAGTGGATTTCTTAGTAAAATTTTTGTAACACCACAAAATTTTGATTTGAATACAGTAGTTTCTGTGGCTTTAACTGGAGGAAATGGTTCTGGATCAATACTTACACCAGTCATTCAAAAAAGAAGAAGAGAAATTTTATTTGATGCACGACTTTTAACCAACTTTTATGGTGGAGTAGATACAACTAATGAAACTATTACATTTTTATCAAATCACAATTTAAATACTGGCGATTCTGTAATTTATGATTCTAATGGAAATTCTCCAATAGGAATAGCAACCGCTGGTGGAGGAGGATCAAATTCTGATCAGAATCTATATCTGTCACAAAATGCCACTTATTATATCTCTCCTGTAAATAATACAACTATTAAACTTTATAATTCAAAATCCGATGCAATTAATGGCACTAATTCCATATCATTTACAAATGTCAATAACACAGGAAATCATAAATTTAAAAGTGGAACTATTCAAAACACACTTACTGAAATAAAAATTTTAGATGGTGGGAAAAATTATACAAATAGAAAATTAATTGTAAAATCATCAGGAATTTCTACAGTTAATGATACAATTTATTTTAGTAACCATGGATTTAATGATGGTGATTTAGTTGTATATAATTATCAAACTAGTGCAATATCAGGATTAAACACAACTAATCAATATTATATTTCTAAAGTTGATAATAATTATTTTAAATTATGTGATGCTGGAATTGGTGGAACTAATATTACAAATTATATTAGAAACAATACTATAGATTTTGGAGGAACAGGATCTGGATATCAATATTTTAGTTATCCACCAATTTCACTTGTAGTAACTTCTGCAACTGTTGGTGTAGGAACTACATCAATTAAATATGCATCTGGAATAGTTACGGCAACTCCAATTGTAAAAGGTAGTATTATTGATGCCTATCTGTATGAGACTGGAAGTGATTATGGATCTACCGTTTTAAACTTAGAGAAAAAACCATTAGTATCAATTTTAAATGGCAAAGACGCAAGATTATCTCCAGTAATTTTAGATGGGAAAATAACTGATGTTAATGTTTTATATGGTGGTAGTAATTATTATTCAACTCCAGATATAATTGTAAATGGATCTGGAACTGGTGCGGTAATTCAACCTATTATTAATAATGGATTAATAACAGATGCAGTAGTTGTTAATTCGGGATTAGGATATACGAGCACTAATACATCAATTACTGTAGTTTCTTCTGGATCTAATGCTTCATTTGATGTCAGTATTAGATCATTAACAGTTAATAACAAATTTAAATATAATTCTGATGAAGTTATTAATTCAACAAATAATGGATTGCAGTATTCAGTATTTGGATACTCTTCTGGAATTAGAACTGCATTTAGTGATACTGATAAAACCAAACATTCTCCAATAATTGGATGGGCATATGATGGAAATCCAATTTATGGAGCATTTGGATATTCTGACCCACAAAATACATCATCAACTATCAAAATTTTAAATACAGGTTATGACATAAACACAAGTTTAGTAATTAATAGACCATCTGGATTTTCTGCAGGATTTTTTGTTGAGGATTATACATTTAATAACTCTGGAGATTTAGATGAAAGTAATGGAAGATTTGCAAAAACTCCAGAATTTCCAAATGGAGTATATGCATATTTTGCAGGAATTACTACAGATCCTTCTTTAAGTTCAAATTTAATAAGTGATTTTCCGTATTTTATAGGAAATACTTACGCTTCAAATTATATTACAGATAATTCTATAATAGACCAAACATTTGATTTTAACAATTCTACCTTAGTAAGAAACACTTTCCCATATAAACTTAATTATCAATATGCAACTAATGATTTTATAATTGAATCTAGTGACTCTGTTAATCAACAATCAATAGTTGAATCCGTATCTGAAGGAAGTATAGATGATTTTGATATTCTGTATGGTGGTCAAAATTATCAAGTTGGAGATAGGATTCAATTTGACAATTCTGGAACAAATGGAACTGGAGCAAGTGCTTCAGTTGATAGTATAATTGGAATTGACATCAATAATATTCAAACAAATATTCAAACATATAATAATTCAGTTCTTACATGGAAGGATGGAAATCAAGTTCAAGTAAATGTTTATCCATATCATAATTTTTTAAATGGAGATAATGTAGTAATTTCTGGATTATCAACATCTCTCGCAGGATTGAATGGTTTATATAACATTGGGGTAACCACATATTATGCAGTAACTACTCAATATATTCCAACTAATCCATCAAGTGGAGTAGTTACAGACATTTATGTTTCTTCCATACCAAATAATTTGTCTATTGGTAGTAGTATCTCTATAGGAAATGAATTTTTATCTGTTGTAAATATTTTCAATCCTCAAAATGTAATTAGAGTTAATAGAGGAGTTTCTGGAACTGCATATACTAATTCCACACTTATAGAGTATATTCCAGATTCTTTTGTTTTTACAAAAAAATCAAATTATTTTGATTCTAAGTTAAATTATCAAGTATTCTTTAATCCAAAAGAATCGGTTGGTTATGGAGTAAGTGCAGGAGTATCAAGTTCAACTACATTTGCATTTGCCGGAATAACATCATATTCTAGATCTATACCTTCACAATCAATTTATATTGAAAATCATCAATTTTCAAATAATCAACAGGTAATTTTATCATTACCTGATATAACATATTCCCCACTTTCAATATCAACTTCGTTTGGATCAACACCCTTTAATTTACCAATATCTGGTATTTCTACAATAGTATACGTTACTAATAAATCAAGAAATACAATTGGTATTAAAACAACTCTAAACTCTTCAGAAGTATTTTTTGTTGGATTGGGATTAACTTCAGATAGCTATTTTTATTCTTTAGAAACAACATATAATCAAGTAACTGCAACAGCACAAAAAATACAAACTACAGTATCAACAGCATCTACTCACAATTTATCAAATAATGATTCCATTCAACTAGTTGTTAAACCAAATCTTTCAGTAGGAATTGGAACTTCAACCTCAGTATATGTAAAATATGATCCAATATTCCAAAAGGTAATTATTAATCCAATTGGATTTAGTAGTGTAGGAATTAATACTTTAAATAGCACAATTTATATTCCCTCTCATAATTTAAATACTGGGAATAAAATCATTTATTCTGCACAAGATTTATTAGCGTCTGGTCTTTCTACAACTACTTATTTTACATATAAAGTTGATAATGATCATATTCAATTATGTAAAACATACTATGATTCCCAAATAGTTCCACCAACGATTGTATCTATTGCATCAACAGGTGGAGCATTGCAAAAAATAAATCCCATAAATCCACAAATTCAAACTATAAAGGATAATAATTTAGTATTTAATTTGTCAGATTCATCATTGATTGGATATAATCTCAGAATTTATTTTGATAGTAATTTCAATAATGAATTAGTTTCAACTGGAACAACTAGTAATTTTAATGTTTCTAGGAATGGTATTGTTGGAGTTACTACAGATGCATCTTTAACAATAAATTATACTTCAGATTTACCAAATATTCTATACTATACTTTGGAAAACTCTGGATTTATTAGCACTTCAGATACTAGTTTCCAAAATACGTCACAAATACTATTTTCTGATAGTGTTTATAATGGAGACTATATTATTTCTGGAATTGGAACAACTACTTTCAATATTTCTCTTTCAAATGTTCCCGAGAATTTATACTATAATCAATCTCAAACTGATGTATTAAAGTATTCTACCAAATCATTAATAGCATCTGGACCAATTAATAAAATTAAATTAATATCTGGTGGAGTAAATTATAAAAAATTACCTATTATTACTGGTTTTGCTTCGTCTATTGGTAATGGTGCATTAATTAATCCAAAATCAAAAACAATTGGAATTATAAAAAATATTTCTGTTTTAAATGAAGGATTTGAATATTCTTCCGATAAAACATTAAAACCAACAGCAAATATAGCACAAAATCTAACGTTAACTTCTTTTGATACTATCTCAAGCATTGAAGTAGTATCTGGAGGAAAAAATTATCAATATGCACCCAATTTAATTTTAATTGATTCTATTTCTAGAAATCAAATTGATAATGGATTTTTAAAAGCAAATTTATCTGGAAATTCTATAAATTCTGTAGATATTGTAGATTCGCCAAAAGGATTATCTAGAAGTGGAAATACTATAATTTCAACTAATAATTCTAATGGTTTAAGTATTAATAATGTTTATAGTTCAGCATCTGGTATTGTTACCTGCGTATTAACAACACCAATTCTTGGATTTAGTACATATTATAATCCAGTAGTTTCCATTGGTGATTCAATTTTTGTTGAGGGAATTCAAAAGTATAGTGATGATGGCACAGGATTTAATTCAGCAGATTATGGGTATAATTTCTTTACTGTAACAAATGCATCAACTGCTGGTGCAAACCCATTTCAATTTGAATATAATCTTTCTAATTTAACTTCTAATCCAGGAATTGCAAAAACATCGCAAGATTCTTTAGCATCGGCAATTAAATATGATTCATATCCACAATTTAATGTTATTCAAAAATCCTCTGCATTTAAAAGTGGGGAAAAATTACTTATCAATATAAATGGATCATTTATTGAACAGAATTTAACAGTAGTATCAAATAAAAATCAAAATCAAAATCTAACCGTTTCAGGAAAATATCAATATGATTTATTTGTAGGTGCTATTATAAAAGGTAAAGAATCTGGAACTATAGCAACTATTCAAACAATTGCAGAAAATTATGGTAGATTTATAGTAAATTATTCTACAAAGAAAGATTTTGGTTGGAAAAATGAAATTGGAAAATTAAATAAAGATAGTCAAGTAATTGAAAATAGTGATTACTATCAAGATTTGTCATATACAATTAAAAGTCCAATTCAATTTAATGAATTAATTTCACCAGTAAATAATCTTCTTCATACTAGTGGACTTAAGAATTTTGCTGATGTTGGAATTACATCAGGTGCTCAAGGAATTAGTACTGGTATCACAAGTTCAATTGTTCTTTATGATATTATTGACCAAAATCGTGTTGATACCATTAATAATTTTGATATTGTGACTGATTATAATATAATCAATAATTCTTCTAATTTTGTAAAATTTAAAAATAAATCTTTACAAAGTTATATTACTTGCAACACAAATAGGGTTTTAGAGATTGATGATATAAGTTCTCAATTTTCTAGTTTAGGTTTATCAGCATCTGATCAAAATAAAATTATAGAAATTACATCACAAGATTATAATAGATTTTTAGTTCAAATTATAGACACAAATAGATCCCAATTTCAATTAACAGAATTAATTACTTTAAATGATATTACGATTAATAATATTTTTGAATTAGAAAAAGGATCAATTTATAACACAAAAGTTACAGATTTATCAGTATACACTGAACCATCAACTAAAAAATCTTACTTATATCTTAATCTTGTAAATCCATATGACTATGATTATGATATAAAAATATTACAAAATAATTTTTATAGTGGAATAATAGGTATTGGATCTACTTCAATAGGATTTATTAGTCAAGTATCTACAAATAATACTGTAGCTTCTACAGCATCAACATCTTTTGTTTCAGTATCAGCAGCTAGCACTACTTCAATATTTTCAAATATCCAATTAATTGATACTGTTACTAATTTAATGAATTATGTTGAATTATATGTAACAACTGATGGAAATGATACTTATTTTACCGAATATTATTTTGATACAAGTGCAAGTTTATTTGGATCCTATAATCCTATCGGAACATTTGGTGCTTCAATTTCCTCTGGAATATTATCTTTAAACTTTACAAATACTGGAACAAATCCTGTAATTTTAAAATCTAAAAATATTGGATTCGGTTCAACATCTGCTGGTATTGGAACTTATAGATTTATACTACCTGGTCAAATTGAAGGATCTGAAAGAACCATAAAATATCAATCAGATTTCTCAACAGTATCAACTGCATCCAGTATAGTTTCAGTAAATCGTTACGATACTTCATCTATAAAATCAATAGTTCAGGTAAGTGTTGGATCTACAAATGTATTACATCAAGTAATGCTGATTCAAGATGGCAATAATACTTACGTTAATCAGTATCCATATCTTTCTATAGGAAGCACTACAGGAATTGGAACTTTTGGTGGGAGTCTTGATAGTTCTAATAATTTTAGTTTGGTATTCTATCCCGATCAATCAATTGGCAATAATATCAAAATTAGTGCATTTAGTGAATGTTTATATACTGATATTGATACTATTAATGTTCCACCACCTCTACAGTATGGTTCTATGATAGAAACGGTCAATACTGCACAATATTCTGCTGCTAATGGCAATAGAATTCAAAGACTAGATTTTGATTTAAATTATCAAGGAACTCCAATATTCCAAAAAACATTCAATCCAACTGATAGTGCAGTATTGAATCCAGTAACTGGGGTATTTACAATACCAAATCATTTCTTTAGCACAGGAGAACCTTTAAATTATACACCTGGATCAACATTTATTGGCATTGGATCTACTTCTGTTGGAATTGGTGCAACATTAAATGTTTCTGGTGTCGTAACTACAATACTTCCATCTGTAGTTTATCCAATTAAAATAGATTCTAATAGTTTTAAGTTATCCACAAGACCTGATTATGCTAGTGCAGGAATTTATGTAACATTCACTTCCTATGGATTAGGAAATGCACATTCGTTACAGATGAATAAGAGATTAGAAAGATCTATTATTTCAATTGACAATATTGTACAATATCCCATCACTTATACTTCAATAAATTATACTCTACAAAATAATGGTGGAACAGTAAGTGCTTCATCAACTACATTTGCATTAAGTGGAATTTCTTCAATCAAGGCTGGAGATTTACTTCGTGTTGATGATGAATATATGAAGATACTTAATGTTGGAATTGGAACTACTAATGTTGGACCAATTACTAATAGTGGTAGTTTTTCACTTGTAAATGTATCAAGAGGATCTGTAGGATCTTCTTTAACAACTCATACAGATTCTACTATTGCAAGAATTTATAGAGGATCTTTTAATATAGTTGGAAAACAAATACATTTTATAGATCCTCCTATAGGAACATTATTAAATTCAGTAACTCCAGAAAATCTACCACAACCAAAATCTTCTTTTGAAGGTAGAGTTTATTTAAAACAAGATTATTCAACTAATACCTTGTTTGATGATATTTCTTATAAATTTACTGGAATTGGGCAAACATATACATTAACAACACAAGGAATTAATACTGTTGGATTGGGTTCAACTGGAAATGGAATTGTTTTTATTAATAATATTTTCCAAACCCCAACAACGGCAAATAATGTAGGAAATGATTATTCAATCATATCAAATAATAGTGTTGGAATTACAAGTATTATTTTTTCTGGTGTTTCTTCAAATAATGGTTCTTTAATAACTTCAATATATGACATTAATCAAAATCGCTTACCTAGAGGAGGGGTAATTGTTTCTCTGGGATCTAGTGGTGGTCTTGGATATGCACCATTAGTTGGAGCTGCTGTTAGTGCAACTATAGATGCAAATGGAACAATAACTTCAATTGGAATTGGAACAACAGGATTAACCTATGGATCTGGATATTTTGGAAATGTTTCTATTGGAGTAACAGATCCAACCCATGTTGGAAATAACTATGCTTCAATTACTGCTACTGTTGGTGTAGGAGGAACACTAATTTTTAATATTGGTGCTGGAGGAACTGGATATAAAAATCCAGTTTTACAAATACCTTCTCCCAGCTATAGTAATATGCCAGTAATTGGAGTTTCTAGGGTTGGTTTAGGAACAACTACAACTACTGGAGTTGGATTACTTTTAAATGTAAATGTTTCTGCAAGTTCAACTACTGGAATTGGATCAACATTATTCCAAGTAGATTCTTTCCAAATCACTAGAAATGGATATGCATTCCAAAAAGGTGATGTATTTACTCCAGTAGGATTAGTAACTGATTCAAGGCTTTCTTCTCCTTTATCACAATTCCAGTTAACAGTAATTGATACTTTTTCAGATTCTTTTTCTGCTTGGAATTTTGGAGAATTGGATTATATTGATTCTATTGCAAATTTACAAGATGGATCTAGAACTAGATTTCCACTTTATTATAATGGTAGTTTGTTAAGTTTCCAAACAAATATTAATAATATAGATTCATTAAATATAGATTTAAATTCTTTATTATTGATATTTGTAAATGGAGTCATTCAAAAACCCAATGATTCTTATCAATTTAATGGTGGTTCATCTTTTACATTTACTGAACCTCCATTACCACAGGATAATATCTCAATATTTTTCTATAGAGGAACTAGAGGAGTTGATAGTGATTTAAAAACAGTCTATCAGACAATTAAAACTGGAGATACTATACAAATTTTTAGTAATAATAATATTTTAGGAATTACTACAACACAAAATCAAAGAACTGTCTATGATATACCATCATCAGATAAAATTCAAACAAATATATATTCTGATATTGGTATTGATCCTACAAATCTTAAACCATTAAGTTGGACTAAACAAAAAGTTGATTCTCAAATAAGTGAGCAATTAATTTATAAGTCAAGAGATTCTATTGAATCTTTGGTTTACCCAACTGCAAAAATAATTAAGAATTTTTCATCAACAGATACTCAAATATTTGTTGATGATGCAAACTTCTTCAAATATGAGCAAAATTTAAATTCTAGTATTACTGGATTATCTGTTGATGGTTTAATTGTAAATGGTTCTAAAGATCCCGTTGCTGCTGCAGTAACTGCAATTGTAAGTTCAAATGGAACTATAAGTTCTTTAAGTATTGTAAGTGCTGGTTCTGGATATACTGGAAATAGCATTACAGTTAAAATATCAAAACCAAAAACTATTGGTATTGGTATTGGAACAACTGCTACTGCAACAATATCAGTTTCAAGTAGTGGATCTTTAACGACACCAATTACAATAACTAATTCTGGATTTGGATATACCACTCCTCCTCAAGTGATTACTCCATTACCTACAACTTCAAAAGAATATATTTCTGGAATAACAAATATATCAGGTTTTTCTGGAATTATAACTGGTATTGGAACAACATCTGGAACATCTGGAAATCCATTGGCACTTAAGTTTTATTTAAATTCTTCTGGAGATTTTTCACAATTATCTGTTGGATATCCAATTTATGTTTATAATACAAGTGTGGGTAAAGGTGTTACTTCAATTGATAGTAATGATACTGCATGTGTTGGGATTGGAACTTCTCATCTTGACAATATTTACTATATTCATGCAATTAGTTATACTGGAGCAGGGAATACAATTGGAATTGTCACATCAAATATACTTTCTACAACTTCAGTAACTGGAATAGCAACTAATGGAAATTATGTGGGACAATTTTCATGGGGTAAATTATCAGGATTTAGTAGGTCATCTTCTCCAGTTTCTATTGCAGTAACTGGGTTTACTATTGATTCTGGTTTATCCACATTTGCTTCTATTCAAAGAAGATCTTATGGGATTAGAGATACTGGGGCACTAAAATATACCAATATTTTCTAAATTCAGTCACACACTTAATATAAATATAGAAAAAACAATATTAATATGGCTTCAATTGTAACGGATCAATTTAGATTATTTAATGCTGATAATTTTGTAAACTCTGTAGAAAATTCTTCAAATTCTTACTACGTTTTTACAGCATTACCAAATCCAACAGGAACAACAATTACTGGATCATCTGTAGGATTTGGTAGAAGTAGTACTTGGGATCAAACTACCCCAAACCCTATTGATTGTAATGATTACATGAATGCCTATCATGATCCTATGATGTTTGGGCAATCAATAAATGCATCAAATATAAGAAGAATAGTAAGAAGAGTAGATTGGGCATCGGGTTCAAGATATGAAATGTATCGTCATGATTATAGTATTCTTAATCCCTCTCCAGTAACTCAATCATATAGATTGTATGATGCAAACTATTATGTAATGAATTCTAATTATAATGTTTATATTTGTATTAATAATGGATCTAGTGGTATTAATACCACAGGAAATATTTCTTTAGACCAACCAACTTTTACAGATTTAGAACCATCCGCTGCAGGTACAAGTGGTGATGGTTATGTTTGGAAATATCTTTTTACAGTTTCTCCAAGTGATATTATTAAATTTGACTCTCTACAATATATTACAGTTCCTGACAATTGGAGTTCATCTACCGATGCTCAGATTACTGCAATTAGAACTAATGGAAATTCAACTTTAAATAATAATCAAATTAAAACAGTTTATATTGCAAATGGTGGAAGTGGTTACACAAATGTAACGGGGCAATCAGTTAATATTTTGGGAGATGGATCTGGAGCCACTGCTTTAGTTGATGTTGTTGGAGGATCTGTAACTAAAGTAACAATAACTTCTGGTGGTTCTGGATATACATATGGAATTGTAGATCTTGGAGCAATAGCACCAAATCCACTTAATCCTGCAAATGCAGCAGAATTAATCCCAATTATTCCACCATCACTTGGTCATGGATATGATATCTATAAAGAATTAGGAACAGATAAAGTATTAGTTTATTCAAGATTTGATGATTCTACAAAAGATTATCCAATAGATACAAAATATGCTCAAGTTGGAATTATAAAAAATCCAACTTCGTTTGGTTCAACCGCAGTTTTTACTAATAATTCATTTTCTTCTTTGTATGCAATTAAAGTACAAAATGGATATGTTGGAACATTAAATGTTGGTGATATAATTTCACAATCAATATCTGGTGTTGGAACTGCATATGGATATGTTGCATCTTTTGATACTCAAACCAATGTTATAAAATATTTTAAAGATAGATCTTTATATTTTAATCCTCTAACCGCAAATCAATCTGATTATTCTGGAGTTTCTGTTAGTGGAGAAGTTTTAAACTTTCAATCTACATCAACTCCAGTTGTAACTACTGGAGGTTTTTCTGGTTCTATTGATTTAACTTTTAGTGGAATCACTACAAATCCAACAGGAAACAATATAATTAATCTAAGTATAACCTTCAATAGTGGTCTTGCTAATCCAGACATAAATAAATCGTCTGGGGATATAATTTATATCGATAATAGACCCACGATTTCAAGAAATTCTAGACAAAAAGAAGACGTTAAAATTATCCTGGAATTCTAAAAAATGGCACAAAAGACAAATCTTAATGTTAGTCCTTATTATGATGATTTTAATTCATCAAATAATTACTATAAAGTATTATTTAATCCAGGAAAACCAATTCAAGCTAGAGAATTAACAACTCTCCAATCAACATTACAAGATCAACTTGAAAAATTTGGTAGTAATACTTTTAAAAATGGTTCAATGGTCGTTCCTGGGGGAACTACTTATGATTCAAATTTTTGTGCTGTTCAATTAAATCCAACTCTTTATGGAGTTGATATTACAACATATATTAACAATCTCATTGGAATAACTTTAACTGGGCAATCTTCTGGAGTTACCGCCAGTGTTCAATATGTTCAACTTCCAAATAATGATGAAGTCAATAATATAACAATTTATGTAAAATATAGAAGTTCTGATAGTAATTTTGTAATAAACCCATTCCAAGATGGTGAACTTTTATTTGCACAAAACGATAATATTGCAACCACTTCTGGTACGGTAATTAATGCAGGAACTCCTCTCGTAGGATTAATTTCTTCCAATGCAACTTCAACTGGATCTGCAGTATCAATTGCAGATGGTGTCTATTTTATTAGAGGATATTTTGTAAATGTATTAAAGCAAACAATAATTCTTGATTATTATGATAATGATCCATCATACAGAATTGGATTACTGATAGGAGAAGAAATTGTAACTGCTTATTCCGATAATTCATTATATGATAATGCAAAAGGATTTTCCAACTATTCTGCACCAGGGGCAGATAGATTTAAAATAAATTTAACTTTAAGTAAAAAATTATTAACAGATCTTGATGATACTGATTTTGTTGAACTTTTTAGAGTTATAAATGGAAAAATTCAACAAACTCCAAGACCAAAAGATCCTAGCAGCAATTTAAGAGATTATTTAGCAAAAAGAACTTATGATGAAGCTGGAAATTTTTCAGTAACTCCATATACAGTTAAAATTCAAAATTCTTTAAATGATTTACTTGGAAATGATGGAATATATTTAAATAGTCAAAAAACTGATCAGGGAAATACACCCTCAAAAGATTTGATGTGTGTAAATATTTCTCCTGGTATTTCTTATGTAAGAGGATATGATGTTTATAAAGATAAAACGACAATTTTAGATTCTCCAAAACCAAGAGATACTAAAACAATTAATTCCACAGAAATACCTTTTCAACTAGGAAGTAGCTTTAGAATTAATAATGTTTCAGGTACTCCAGCATTTAAGGCAAATATTGCTTTATATAATAATAGAAAAGGAGCAAGTGTTCCTACAGGACTTCAAGTAGGTGATGCCAGAGTTTATATGTTGAATCTAAATGATTCTACAACTTCTGGTATTAATAGTTCCCCAGCAACTAGATGGGGATTATACTTGTATGATATTCAAACTTATACACAATTAACATTAAATCAAACAGTTTCTAGTGTAGATTTACCAGCAACTTCTTATGTGAAAGGTGCTAGTAGTGGGGCAAGTGGATATGCAACTGCATCAGGAAATGGAACTGTAATTTTCTTAAGACAAGTTTCTGGATCTTTCCAAGTAGGTGAACAAATTTTAATCAATGGATTAACACCAAATGTATCAAGAACTATATCTTCAATTAGATTCTTTGATACTAAAGATATAAGATCTGTTTATCAATCAACTACAATTTCTGGATTCTCAACTGCATTTAGTGCAGACGTAAATTTAGAAAAAATAACTGCAACTGGATTTACTCCCACTGATCTAATTTCAATTGATCAGTCTGGTAATGTAACTTGTCCAGGAAGATTTTTCACTGGTATTACATCAGATACTGTAATTAGATATCAAAGACCAGGATTTACTACTGAGACTTTTAATAGGGTAATTTCAGTATCTCCAACTGGACAGTCAATGACTTTGACTAGTCTTTCTACAGTTTCGGGAGTTTGTGACGGTGCAGTTGGTTTTGGAGTTTCATCTGTAAACTTCTCAATTGGAGCACTAGTCACTCAAAATAATGGTTCATTATATGCACAGTTACCAAATTCACCAATATCTTCAGTAAATCTAACAGGATCAAATATAACAGTTAGTTCTCAAATAACTAGTGTTACAAGCAGTGGTCTCGGAACAGTTACATTTAATTTATCAAATGTAACTGGATTGAGTAGTGCATTTTTCTTACCATTTAATAATCAAAGATATTCAATTTTCTATTCAGATGGAACGACTGATACTTTAACATCAGACAAATTTTCTTTAAGTGGTAATAATGTGACAATTAGTGGTCTTTCTCCAAGTAAGACAATTGTTTCAATTAATTCAACTTTGATTAAAAATAATATTCAAAGTAGAATTAAGACTTTTACAAGAAGTCAAACTTTGAATATAAATCTTTCAAAATACCCCCAATCTGGAACTGGAATAAACACTTCAGTAAATAATGGATTAACCTACAATCAATTTTATGGTTTGAGAGTTGAAGATGAAGAAATTAGTTTAAATGTTCCAGATGTTGTAAGTATTGTTGCAATTTACGAATCTCTTACTACGAGTTCTCCAACTTTAGATCAAATTACGTTCAATTCTGTTGCAAACGTTTCTAATAATGCACTCATTGGTGAAAATATTGTTGGTCAATCTAGTGGAGCAGTAGCTAGAATTGTTACAAAACCAAATTCTAATATTTTAGGAATAGTATATTTGAATGCAAATAGATTTTCTTTATATGAAACTGTAACATTTTTAGAATCAAATATTCCCGCAGCATCTGTACAAGCAATTACTCCTGGTTTGTATAAAGATATAAGAAATAATTATAGATTGAATAAAAACCAAAAAGATCAATATTATGATTATTCAAAAATAGTAAGAAACAAAACAACTGGAGAACCATCACATCCATTATTGGTTGTATATGATTATTATACAGTTCCATCAAATGATACTGGAGATTTATTTACAGTTTTAAGTTATGATAATCCAAGATATGAATCCGATATTCCAGATATTGGAAATAATAATGTAAGAGCATCTGATGTCTTAGATTTTAGACCTGCGGTTATTCCTTTTACTGGAATTTCATCTTCACCATTTGATTTCTCATCAAGATTCTTAACACCAAAAATAATTATTACTCCAAATGAAGGATCATTAATTGGATATAGTTATTATTTGGGAAGAATTGATAAAATAGTTTTGGATAAAAATGGAAATTTTGTTCTTTTAAATGGAACTTCTTCTGATAATCCATCTCCCCCATCAACTATTGATGAAGTAATGGAAGTTGCTACCATTACTCTTCCACCATATCTTTTTTATCCACAAAGTGCATCAATAACTTATAGTGATAATAAGAGATATACGATGAGAGATATTGGAACAATTGATAATAGAGTTACAAATTTAGAGACTACAACTTCACTTTCTTTATTAGAAGTAAATACTCAAAGTCTTCAAATTCAAGATGCTCAAGGAAATAATAGATTTAAGAGTGGAATTTTTGTAGATAATTTTACTTCTACTTCATTTATAGATTCAGCATATTCAAATGCTCAAATAGATTCTAACAGTAAATTACTTACTCCAATTGTGAGTGTAAACAGTTTAGATAGTCAGATAGCACCTTCACTCAGTACTCCTGATGTTTCTTTAGATCTATCTACAGATTTTACTTTAATAGATCCAAATGTAGTTAAGAGAAGTAATACTGTTTTATTAAATTATAATGAAGTTCCCTGGATTAATCAACCATTAACTACACAAGTTGAAAATGTAAATCCTTTTAATATTGTTCAATATACTGGAAATATTACTTTATCCCCTGCAGCAGATTCATGGGTTACAACTGTAAATCTACCACAACAATATATTACTATTGATAAAAACGTACGAAAAGGTGATGGTCCAGGTCATATTGTATGGGTTGGAGTTTCTAGTTCAGTTTCTTCCAGTACAGTATTAGTTTCAAGCACAAATGATCTTTATATGAGATCACGTAACACTGAATTTAGAGCAAAAAATCTTAAACCAAGCACTCAATTTTATCAATTCTTGGATAGTGTTTCGGGAGTTGATTTTGTTCCTAAATTAGTCGAAATTGCAACAGATTCAACACTACAAAATTATGGATCATCTGGAACATTCCAAGTTGGAGAGACTGTAGTAGGAACATATAACAATAATACTTTAATCACATTTAGAGTTGCTACTCCAAATCATAAAGAAGGTCTTTATAATAATCCAACCAAAACTTATAATGCAAATCCATATGTAACATCTGAAAGTGTTCCTTCATCTTACAGTGCGTCAAGTAAAGTTTTAAATGTTGATACTTATGCTCTTTCCACACAAGCACAAGGATTATATTCTGGATATCTAGTTCAGGGTATGCAATTAGTTGGTCAAACTAGTGGGGCAACTGCATATGTTAAAAATCTTAGGTTAATTTCTGATGTATATGGAGATTTGATTGGAACATTTTTCATAAGAAATCCTTTAACAAATCCTCCACCTGCAATAAGAATTTCAACTGGAACTAAAACTTATGTTCTCAATTCAAATTCTACAAATCTACCCCCAATATCTGGAGATCAAACATTTTCTTATGCATCAGTTAATTATAGATCTGCTGGAATTACCAGCACTTTCCAAACTACAGTAACTACTGCAAATACTTATTATTATGTTGATCCAATTGCTCAAACATTTGTTGTCGGTGCAAATAATTCTTCAAGTCCTGTAAATGCAGTTCCAAATGATGTAAATGGTGCCTTTATAACTTCAGCCGATATATATTTCTATTCTAAAGATTCGGGGAATGCACCAGTTACTTTGGAAATTAGAACAGTTAATAATGATAATGGTACACCTACTGCAACAGTTCTTGGAAGATCTAAAACATTAACTCCAGATTTAATTAATATCCCTACGAATATAGTAAGAGATAGTCAACAAAATATTACTTCAGTAACTCCAGTAGCAACAAACTTCAAGTTTGATTATCCAATTTATTTGGCTCCTGGCAATCAATATGCACTTGTCTTAATATCACCAAATAGTGATGCCTATGAAGTCTTTATCGCTGAAATGGGCAAATCTACCTTTAATGGTCAAAACTTTAATCTTGGGCAAGGTGGAGTTTATTCTCAACAGTATTCTCTCGGAAGTTTCTTTAGATCTCAAAATGGTTCTCTTTGGACAGCGAACCAATATCAAGATATGATGTTTAAGTTGTATAAAGCAGATTTCTCTTCTTCTATGAATGGAACTGCATATTTTTATAATCCGACTTTAGACACAAGTAATGGTTATGTTACAACTTTAGATGCAAATGCAGTTACAACTTTTACAAGAAACTTAAGTGTAGGAATTACAACTGTTACTAATTCTTCAATGATTGGTATTCTTACCACGGGAAGAAAGGTCAGTGATTCTTCAAAAATTTATAATTATGGAAACATTGTAAATACTGGCGGTGCAGCAGCAACTGTTGGAATTACAACTGGAGGTATTAATTACACTACACAATCAAACGTTTCAACTTATGCTCTTACTGGAAATGGATCTGGTTTAACATTATCAATAAGTGGAGTTGGAACAATTACTTCAGCAACTATAGTTAATGCAGGAAATGGATATGTTGCAGGAGATATTGTCGGTATTGTAACTTCATCTGCTGGTGGAACTGGAAATGGATCTCAAATTACAGTTACAACTATTAGTGGTGTTGACACTTTATATCTTTCAAATGTTCAAGGAAATTCATTTACTTTTGGTCAAAGTTTAGTTTATTATGATAATAGTGGAAATCCAATTTCTCTTGCTTCAACTACAATCAGATCTTCTACCTTAACAAGTGGATATAATACGGGAACATTTATTGGTGTAAATCATTTTGATCATGGAATGTATTCAACTTCAAATTTTGTTACACTTAATAATGTTAAATCAAATGTATCTCCAACAACACTTACAACTGGATTATCAGCTTCTGATACTTCAATTTCAATTGCAAGTACCAGTAACTTTACAACATTTGAAGGAGTTTCTATTGGATCTACAAATCCAGGATATGTTAAAATTGATAACGAAATAATTAAATATACCACAGTTGGTGTCAATCAGTTAAGCGGAATTACTCGTGGAATAGATTCTACATTAGTTCAGTCACATGACAATTCTTCTCAAGTTTATAAGTATGAATTAAGTGGTGTTTCTCTAAGAAGAATTAATACTACTTTTAATATTGATAGTGTCTATCCTTCAAGTAATGGATATTATGTACAAGTAGGAATTAATACAAATGGAATTGATAGAAGTTCAGATAATATTGGAGGAAGCAATTGGCCACAATTAGCATTTAGTAATCAATCATCTGATGGTGGAGATCAAATTACTGCAACAAGAAATATTCAATTCGATGCTTTAGTTCCAAATTATGCAATTATTACTCCAGGATCATCCACTTCTGCTTCAGCATCTATCAGAACTGTTAGCGGAACTAGCATGGGTGGAAATGAATCTTCATTTATTGATCAAGGATTTGAACCAGTACAATTGAATGCTTTAAATAAATTATCAACAACTAGGATAGTTTGCTCAAAAGTTAATGAAAATAATTATTTGAGTTCTTTACCAAGAAATAAATCATTTACAACTGCGATTAATTTATCAACTACTGATAATAATTTATCTCCTGTAATTTATTTGGATAATGCAACTACAGAGTTCCATAGTAATCGCGTTAATGAACCAATTACAAACTATGCTTTAGATGGTAGAGTTAATTCATTTAATTATGATCCAAATGCTGCTGTATACGTTTCAGTTCCAATTAACTTAGCACAACCAGCAAGAGGATTGAAGGTTATTATTAGTGCATATAGAGATGCTTCTGCAGATTTTAGAGTTTTATACAGTTTGATAACTTCAAATGTATCTTCTATCAATCAATCATTTTATTTGTTCCCAGGTTATGATAATCTTAGGGATACAACTGGTGATGGTTATGGAGATACTATTATTAATCCAGCAAATAATGATGGATTACCAGATGCTTTTGTTCGTTCAAGTAATAGTGGAGAATATTTGGAATATCAATTTACTGCAGATAATCTAGGTTATTTTAATGGATATCGTATTAAAATAGTTATGACCGGAACAAATCAAGCATTATCTCCTGCTATTAGTTCAATACAATCAATTGCAATTCTATGAGAATTCCTGTAGAAGGTTATCCAAATCTTTATAGAGATTCGGAAACTGGTGCTATAATTAATTGTGATACTAATGCATATTTTAATTATTTGAATTCAGTTTCCAGAAAAGAAAAAGAAAAAATGGAAATTGAAAATATGAAAAATGATATTAGTGAAATTAAAAGTTTACTCAGACAATTGCTAGAAAAAAATGAATCCGAATAAAATAAAATTAGAAAATATTTCTAAACTTTTTGAATATGAAAAAATTTCTAGAGAAATAGATTCATGTAATGATGCAGATCAACTTAAAAATATTGCAAAATCTTATGTAAAACTTTTTCTAAAGCAGGAAGAAACCATTATTTCTTTAAATTTAAATCCTCAAATATAAATACTTATTAGGTATACTCTGATATAGATGGCCACCGTATACGTTAGCAATATTGTTATTAATGTGGGTACGGATTTTAATCAAATTTTTATACTTGATGATTCTAGTACTAATTCTGCATTAAATCTTACTGGTTATGGTGTAAGTTCTCAAATGAGAAAATATACCAATAGTTCTACTGTATACAATTTTAATACGTCAATACCAAATCCAACTGAAGGAACAGTTCAAATTGGATTAACGACATCAGTGACTTCCATAATAAAACCTGGAAGGTACTTATATGATATTGTTGTTATTGATATTAATAATCAAAAAACTAGAGTAGTTGAAGGCATGGCTCTTGTAAGAGAGGGGGCTACTTATTGATGGGAGATATTACTGTAAGAGTAGGTCAACAAAATGCAATTAAGGTAATTTCCAGTATATCTGGAGTTGCTAATTCTATTACCCATGTATCAAATTCAGATGTTGCTAGTTATGCATATGTTGCTGGAGTTTCTACTAATGTAATAGGTGGAGTTGGTATATTATCTACATTCCAAGTAACTGGAGTATCCACTTTTTATGGGAATGTAAATTTTGATAATAATACGACTTTTTTAAATCCAATTAATTATGCATATGGAATTTATAATGGCCCAAATGGAATCGCATATTTTAATAGTAGTGGAAATTTAGTATCATCCCCAAATACAAATTCTTATCAATCAAACAGTAGTTATATTCTTACAGTCGATAATTCAGGTAATCCTATCTGGACAGATACTATAACAGGAGGAACTTATTAATGTCTAAGCCAGCAAGTCGCCAAGATCTCATTGACTACTGTTTAAGGCGTCTAGGATACCCTGTATTGGAAATTAACCTTGATGATGACCAAATAGATGATTTAGTAGATGATGCTCTTCAGCTCTTCCAGGAGAGGCACTACGATGGCATTGAACGCATGTATCTTAAGTATCAAGTTACTCAAGATGACATTAATAGAGGTCGTGGTCTTACCATGACTGCAGGATCAGTTTCTACAACAGGAGCTGGAATAGTTACTACCACTGGAACTTCTAATATCGTAGGAACTGCAACCACATTTAGTTTTTATGAAAACTCAAATTATATTCAAGTTCCTGATAGTGTAATTGGAATTGAAAAAGTATTTAAATTTGATACTAGTACAATTTCTGGTGGAATGTTTAGTATTAAATATCAATTATTTTTGAATGACTTATATTATTTTAACTCTGTTGAATTACTTCAATATTCAATGGTTAAATCATATCTTGAAGATATCGATTTCTTATTAGAAACGGATAAACAAATTAGATTTAATATTAGACAAGGTAGATTATACTTAGATATCGATTGGGGATATGCCCCTCTTGGAACATTTTTTGTTATTGATTGTTATCGTATTTTAGATCCAAATACTTTCACTAACGTATATAATGATCGTTTCTTAAAAAGATATCTTACTGCAATTATGAAAAGGCAGTGGGGTCAAAACTTAATTAAATTTAAAGGTGTAAAATTGCCTGGTGGAGTTGAATTAAATGGTAGAGAAATTTATGAAGATGCTCAAAGAGAAATAGATCAAATTATGGATAGAATGTCTATGGATTACGAAATGCCCCCATACGACACGATTGGATGATAAAAAATGGCTCTTAATCCCTATTTTCTTCAAGGATCGCCAAGTGAACAAAGACTAGTTCAAGATTTAATCAATGAACAGTTAAAAATTTTTGGTGTAGAAGTTATCTATATTCCAAGAAAATTTGTAGATAGAAAAACTATTGTAAAAGAAGTTACTGCTTCAAAATTTAATGATAATTTTTCTATAGAGGCTTATGTGAATAGTTATGAAGGATATACTGGAGGTGGAGATATTTTATCGAAATTTGGAATGAGTTTACGAGATGATGTGAGTCTTATCATTTCCAGAGATCGATTTGAAGATTTTATAGCACCATTTTTGGCATCCATGGATACGGATGAGATTATATTGGCATCAAGACCTAGAGAGGGTGATATTGTTTATTTTCCACTTGGTCAAAGATTATTTGAAGTTAAATTTGTTGAACATGAGCAACCATTTTATCAACTCGGAAAACTTTATGTTTATGAATTAAAATGTGAACTCTTTGAATATGAAGATGAAGTTATTGATACTTCTATTGATGAAGTTGATACTCTTATTCAAAATCAAGGATATATTACAACATTACAACTTGTTTCGTCTGGAACTCAAGCTCAGGCAAGTGCTGCATTGGGTTCCAAATATATTAAGACATTTATTTTAAACAATGATGGATATAATTATACTTCCATTCCAACAGTTGCAATTAGTTCTGCTTTTTCTGGAGGAACAAATGCAAGTGCTGTTGCCATAACAACATCCAAAGGAAATAATATTATCATAAAAAATATTGGTTTGATTAACTCTGGATATGGATATACTGTTACTCCTCAAGTTACAATTATAGGTGGTGGTGGATCTGGAGCTGCAGCTACATGTGCAATTGAAACAACATATCAAGGTGTTCAGAATATTCTAATCACCAATTCGGGAACAGGATATATTACAAATCCAAATATTACATTTAGTTCTCCAACAATAGGAGGTGGAACAACCGCTACAGGAATAGCAACAGTAAACAATGGTTCAATATCTCAGATTTTAATTACAAATGCTGGATCTGGATATACAACGGCACCTACAATTAGTATAGATCCACCATCAATACTTTCTGGTATTGGAACTTATATTTTCAATGAAATTGTTGTTGGATCTAAATCTGGAACAAACGCAAGAGTTAAATCTTGGGATAAAGATACAAATATTCTTGAGATTTCTATTAATAATGGTGTCTTTTATCCTGGAGAACTTGTTGTCGGAACTGCTTCTTCTGCAACATATGCAGTTCAAAGTTTTGATCCTTATGATTTATATAATAAATATGAAGAAAACAAAGATCTTCAGACAGAGGCAAATCTAATTGTTGATTTTTCAGAATCTAATCCATTTGGTACATACTAATGCTGGGACCATATTTTTATCATCAAATTATAAAAAAAACTATTGTTGCTTTTGGAACACTTTTTAAAGATACCTATATTAATCATCAAAATTCTAATGGTGATGAAATCAGTCAAATTCAAGTTCCTATAGCATATGGTCCTGTTCAAAAATTCTTAGCACGTCTTGAGCAACAACCTGATCTTAATAAACCAATTGAGATTACTTTGCCAAGAATGTCTTTTGAGATGACTTCAATTGAATATGATGGAACCAGGAAAGGAACTCCAACTCAAACATTTAAAGCTTCTGATGGAGTGAACTTAAAACAAGTTTTTATGCCTGTTCCATATAACATTGGATTGGAATTAAATATTCTCACTAAGTTGGAAGATGATGCATTGCAAATTGTGGAGCAGATTTTACCATTCTTTCAACCAACATTTACAGTTACTGTAGATTTAATTCCAGAAATTGGAGAAAAAAGAGATATTCCATTTACATTAAACAGTGTTTCATTTCAAGATGATTATGAAGGAGATTTTGAAACAAGAAGAGCGTTAATTTATACTTTACAATTTACATCCAAGATAAATCTCTTTGGGCCAATTTCTGATACTTCTGATGGTCTTATTCGTAAGGTTCAGATTGACTTTTTTACTGACACTGATATTACGACTGCTAAGAGGGAGATGAGATATACTGTGACTCCAAATCCACCTACAGCTAATCCAGGAGATGCTTATACTTATACTGAAGAAATAGATATTTTCTCAGATGCTAAAACTTATAGCCCAACCCAAAAAATAGACATTTAATATTTTAACATGGCAAATAAATTTGAAGAACTTGATAAGGCATTAAATACTGAAAGTAGTATTGTAGATATTGATGTAAAATCACCTGAAATTGAAATTATTAAATCTACAGAAAATGATATTCAAAAAGATTATGAGTATACAAGAGCTAATCTGTATTCATTAATTGAAAAGGGGCAAGAAGCTATCAATGGGATTATGGAATTGGCGAGTGATAGTGATAGTCCCAGAGCTTACGAAGTTGCTGGACAACTTATCAAAAGTGTTGGTGACGTTACAGATAAATTAATTGATTTACAAAAGAAACTTAAAGATGTAGAAGAAACAGCATCCAAAACTACAAATAATGTTACAAATAATGCTGTATTTGTTGGGTCAACCTCCGAATTACAAAAACTTCTCAAACAAGGATTTCTAAATAATAAAGACAAATCTTAGTTCATAGATGAAAACAGGTGCTGTAAAAGAGCTTCGGAATAAACTTTTAGAGCTTGATAGCATCTCTTATGATTCTATTGATCATTTAATGCGTCGTATTATGAAAAAATATGATATGACTGCGAAAGAACTTCATAATGCTTTTGTAAATAAATATCATAATACACCCGATACTTGGATCAAAAAACAAATGAACGAAGATCTTCGGAATTGGTTTGGAAAGGGGGAAGAAGGTGGAGTTGGTGGTGGTGGTTGGGATAGATACAACAGTAAAGGAAAGAGGATTGGTAAATGTGCAAGGGAGAATCCAAGCGAAGCGAAACCGAAATGCCTGAGCAAAGAGAAAGCAAACCAATTGCGTTCTCAAGGGGGTGTGAAGGCAATTGCAAATGCCGTGAAAAGAAAGAGGAAAAAGGATCCAATATCCGATAGATCAGGTAAAGGAGGAAAACCAATCATGGTATCTAATAAAATTAACGAAACAAAAGAAGAGCACAGATATTGTAAACTTTGTGGAAAAATGGAAACTCGTAATGAATGTTCCTGGGGAGGAAACTTTTGGGATAGATATTCAATTAAAGGATACAATCCCACTAAACCACATCCAGGAAATTTCCCTGAGAGTTTTGAAATTAATCCTTCAGAACACAATAAAGCAAAGAGACAAGCAAAAATTGCAAATCTTTTAAAAGGAACTAAAAATACTGGTGAAAAGGAGGCAGCAGAAAGAAAATTAAAAGGACCTAAACTTCCTTCATTTAAAGAAGAATATATTGAAGAAAAAAATGTGCCAACAAATCCTTCACTTTGGTCTCGTATAAAAGCGAGAGCAAAATCAAAATTTGACGTATATCCAAGTGCTTATGCAAATGGTTGGGCAGCAAAGGAATATAAAAAAGCTGGTGGTGGTTGGAAAACTGTAAGTGAACATAATCTTGCCCAACAGGCAGCAATTGCAATTAATATGAAAAAGAAAGGAATTAAACCAAAATCAGAAGTAAAGGAAGATTGTTGGGATGGTTATGAGCAAAGGGGATTAAAGAAAAAAGGAAATAAAATGGTTCCAAATTGCGTTCCATCAAAAAAATATCAAAAAGAAGATGTAACAATTGAAGACGCATATGGTAATGCTTTCGTTGAAATTGTTGATGTGATTGTTCCAGGTCAATGGGGGCAAACTGTTACGAGAGAATCTAAAAATACAAGTGCAAGTGTTTTAAACAAAACTCTTATAGATGGAACCAGAGGATCTATTGGTGATGATCCTAGAAATTCTCCAGGAAATACAAATTCAACAACTCCATCAAATTCAGCATCCAAAGCTCCTCCAGTTTCATTTGAAAGTTTTGTATCGGAAGCATCCGCTGCATGGCAGCGTAAAGAAGGTAAAAATCCTGAAGGTGGTTTAAATAAAAAAGGTATCGCTTCTTATCGTAAAGAACATCCAGGTTCTCATCTTTCGCTTGCTGTTACTACAAAACCTTCAAAATTAAAACCTGGATCTAAATCTGCAAATCGTAGAAAATCATTTTGCTCCAGAATGAAGGGCATGAAAGCAAAATTAACAAGTGCAAAAACCGCACATGATCCCAATTCAAGAATCAATAAATCATTAAGAAAGTGGAATTGCTAATATGTCTTCTGAATTATCTGATTTCTTTAAATTATTAGCAGAAGAAAAACAAAAGAAAAAAGAAGAAATCGATTCTATAGTCGGAGATTTGGAATTAGATTCTCTTTTTGGAGAATTTGCCTCGCTCAAAAGAAAAGCAAAAGAAAAAAAGATAGAAGAAAAAAAAGAAGAAGAATCTTTAATTGGAGATATTAGTCTTGACTCTGTTTTTAAAGAAGTTGCTAATTTAAAAAAAGAAAATAAGAAGAAAAAAATAAAAGAACAGAAAACCATTAAGGCATTTGAGAAATGGTTATATTCTGATACCCCCACAAAACAAAAAGAAATAATTGAAGATGTAATTGAAGATTCCCTGGAAGAAGTTCTTGAGGTTTTAGAAGATCACAAAAAAGAACTTGAAGAACCAAAAGAAGAACTCATTGAAAAATCATTGGGTCTTCTTGCTGAACCAAGTGATGTTAAACAACAAAATGATCCACTCACTCCACTGGATCAAAAGTTTGCAACACTTGATGATTTACAAAAACATTACAATATTTTTCTCACTCGTATTCAACAACAACTCTCCACATTAGGTGGTGGAGGAGAGTATCGTTTTAGATTCCTTGATGGTATTGTGGGTATCAAGACAAATCCAGGTGCTTATGATGGTAAGTTTTTACAATGGAATTCAACTACTAATAAGGCAGAGTTTGTAAATCCAAATGCCGTTGGTGTTACAAGTATTGTTTCTATTAGTGGAGTTACCACTTATTATCAGGCAACTAATAATGATGATTATATTGGAGTAAATGCAAGCAATCCCGTCACAATTGCTCTACCAACTTCACCAGTGTCTGGTAAAAAGATTACCGTAAAAGATGAGGGAAATCAAATTGCTACATATAATATTACCGTAACTGTTGGTGCGGGTGTAAGTGTAGAGAATGATACATCGGTTATTATGAGTATCAATCATCAATCACTAACATATTTTTTTAATGGAAACAATTGGTTTATTATCTAACTAAATATCAATACCTGTGTGGTTCGCATCTATCAGGTGGAAAAGGTGCTTTCGGGCACCTTTTCTTGTATAAATAGTATTGCGAACCATAACAGAATAAAAATGATTTATTACACTTACGCATATTTGCGGGTAGATAGAACACCTTATTACATAGGAAAAGGAAAAGGTAATAGGGCATATAGAAGAAGATATAAAGGTGAAGTAAGAGCACCAAAGGATAAGTCAAGAATAATTTTCCTAAAACAAAACTTAACCGAAGAAGAAGCATTTAAGCACGAAATCTATATGATTACCGTGTTCGGCAGGATAGATTTAGGAACTGGTATTCTTCATAATAGAACTGATGGTGGTGAAGGGTGTTCTGGAGCAAAAAGAAGTGAAGAAACAAAATTAAAAATGAGAACTCCTAAAAAAACAACAATAAATATGAAAAAACCAAAAAGTGAGGAGCATAAGAAAAAAATAGGATTGCATAGAAAAGGAAAAAAACACACGGAAGAAGCAAGAAAAAAAATGAGTGATGCTCAGGTTAGGAGAATTATCACTGATGAATTTAGAGAAAAAATTCAAAAAAGTAGAATGGGAAGAAAACATTCCGAAGAAACAAAACAAAAAATGAGAGAAAAAGCATTATTAAGAGAAGAACTAAAACGGAACAATAAATAAGGTATCAATATAATTGTTATGTCTTATAATCCTCTTCCACAACCAGCAACTTCTGTAGTTCTTACAGGTTCAGGAACATCAGTAGTAACATTTGCAAATCCATTTCCAGTATCTCTTGGAAGTTCAAGCATTACAATTAATGGAAGTATCACAATTCCAACAACTGTAAGTGTTGCAAGTTCTCCTGCAAATCCAGTTCATAGTCATATTACTGAAATTGGTTCAAGTGGGGTTTTACAAGATGAAGGTGTTCCATATATGCCCGTTGGTATTGGAACTAGTAATTTAAATCTTACATATCTTCCTGTCGGTATTTCCACTCTTAACAATACAGTAACGATTGGAAATACTGTATCAATATCTAATACATCATTCTACATAACCAATCCAGTTACTAATGTGACTGTAGGTGGAACTGTTTCTATTGCTAATACAGTATCAATATCAAATACATCATTTTACATAACCAATCCAGTTACATCAGTAACCGTAGGTGGAACTGTTTCTATTGCTAATACAGTATCAATATCAAATACATCATTCTACATAACCAATCCAGTTACATCAGTAACCGTAGGTGGAACTGTTTCTATTGCTAATACAGTATCAATATCCAACACTGCCTTCTATGTAACTAATCCAGTTACTAATGTGACTGTAGGTGGAACTGTATCTGTTGCTAATACTGTATCAATATCCAATACTGCCTTCTATGTAACTAATCCAGTAACATCAGTAACCGTAGGGGGAACTGTATCTGTTGCAAACACAGTATCAATATCCAACACTGCTTTCTACATAACCAATCCAGTAACATCAGTAACCGTAGGGGGAACTGTATCTGTTGCAAACACAGTATCAATATCCAACACTGCTTTCTACATAACCAATCCAGTTACAACAGTCGCAGTATCCAGTATTACCTCAAATGTAACGGTTCAAGGAACAGTAGGTATTGGAACCACAGGGCAAGTTACAATTGATTTGAATGGTTCTCCTGTAAGTTCTTCCAATCCACTTCCAGTATCTGCAACGATTGTAAGCACCGCATCTACATCAGCAACATTAGTTCAGTTTATTGATAAAACCAATACTCAAGTTGATAGTTCAAATAGATTGCGTGTTGCTCAAACAGGGCAGCAAAATTACTATGTTCCGTCAGTAGATAAGGATGGAGATTACAAATATATTGAAAGTTTTGTAGGAACTGGATGCACAAGTGCTTTTGAACAAAATCTAGCAAGTATTCGTTATACTTCTGGTATTTCTACGAATGGATATTATACCAGAGGAAGTCGTCGTAGATTTAAGATGCGTCCTGGAGTATCTCATCAGTGGATTGCTGTTTTGAATTGGCAAGGAAGACAACAAAACTGCACCAAACGCAGAGGATTATTTACGGCATTTAATGGTATATTCTTTGAAGTCACCGATGACTTATATGTGGTCACTCGTCGTAGATTATTGGATGGAACTCTGATAGAAGATAGAGTCAAAAGAACAAGTTTTAGTGAGGATACTTTAGACGGAAATGGTGCTTCTGGATATAACTTTAATGCAGTTGGTATTGCTACAATTACTGGATTAGTTGGTGGTATTTCAACAGTTACAGTCAGCACAGTAGGTGTTGGTGAAACTTATTATAATCAAACTTATAGTGTTGC